TGAAGTACAAAGAAGTAATGAAAACTCTTTCTACTAACGCATTGGTAAAAGACGCATCTTGTGACTTCTCTGATCAGTCAACAGTGACTTTAGCGGAGCGCATCTTGCAACCAGAAGAGTTCCAGGTAAACTTGGAATTATGTAAGAAAGACTTCCACAACGATTGGGAAGCAGTACAAATGGGCTACAGCGCATTTGATACATTGCCTCCGAGCTTTGCGGACTTCTTATTGGGCCACGTAGCTGCGAAGGTAGCACAGAAGAATGAGCAAAACATCTGGACAGGTGTTACTGCAAACGCAGGTGAGTTCGACGGCTTCGCAACATTGCTAGCAGCTGACGCTGACGTAATCGACGTAACAGGTACTACAGTAACTGCAGCAAACGTTATCGACGAGTTAGGCAAAGTAGTAGACGCAATTCCTAGCGCTGTATACGGCAAGGAAGACTTGTACATCTACGTATCACAAAACATCGCTCGTGCTTACGTACGTGCGTTAGGAGGCTTCGGTGCTTCAGGTTTGGGTGCTAATGGTGTGAACAACGCCGGTACTACTTGGTTCAACGGTGGCGATCTTGCATTCGACGGCGTTAAGTTGTTCGTATGTTCAGGATTGGCTAGCAACGATATGGTAGCAGCACAGAAAGGTAACTTGTTCTTCGGTACAGGCTTGTTGAGTGACCACAACGAAGTTAAGCTCATCGATATGGCTGACTTGGACGGATCACAAAACGTTCGTGTAGTAATGCGTTTCACTGCAGGTGTTCAGTACGGCATCGGAGCAGACATCGTATACTACACCTAATCAATAGGACATAGATAGATAGAAGGGCAGGTGGGCAAAAGCCTGTCTGCCCTTTTTTATTAAACGAATTAAAAGAAAGAAACAATGGCGTGCGATTTAACACAAGGCCGTAAGGCACCCTGTAAGGACGTAGTAGGTGGAATCACTGCTGTCTACTTTGCTGACTATGGAGACCCAGGTACAGCATCACTAGGAACAGACAGCGAGATCACAGACTTCTCTGCGAGCTTCACAGTTTACAAATACGAGCTCAAAGGCAACAGCTCCTTCGAGCAATCAATCAACTCAAGCCGCGAGAACGGTACAACGTTCTTCGAGCAGACCTTGAGCTTAACCTTGCCTAAATTAAGCAAGGAGGACCACAACGAGATCAAGCTACTTGCTTACGGTCGTCCACAGATCTTCGTACAAGACTACAACGACAACTTGTTTGCCGTAGGTCTCGAGCACGGAGCAGAGGTAACCGGAGGAACGATCGTTACAGGAGCAGCAATGGGTGACTTGTCAGGATACACCCTGACATTCACAGCCCAGGAGGTGCTACCGGCTAACTTCGTAGACGGAGCAACAGCAGCAGATCCATTCGGTGGATTGACTACATCTACAGTTACAGTAACTGAAGGAACGAACTCTTAATCAGCCCAAGAGTAAGTAAACACAGGGGACGGCCTTATAAGCCGTCCCTTTTTTTTGGACAAAACTGAAATTTTCAGTTATTTATATATGCACATAGTAAGAACAGACAGCCAACTCTTGAAGATCGTACCTAGGTCCTATACTACGGACCAGGTGACTGTATCGGTAACAAACGAGACGACGAACACGTCGCAGCAAGAGACTATCACTCCGGTAGTATCAGGAAACCACATAGAGCTCACAGGAACGTTTACGTTTTCGGAGGGAATTTTTTACTATTTTGTCGTCTCTCAAGGAGGAAGTGAAATCTACCGAGGCAACATCTTCTGCACGGACCAATCAGACCTGGAGGAGTACACCGTGAACCAGGGACAATACGAAACATACGAAAAGGCTAACGCCAACGAATACATAACCATATGATGAAGGTACACAGCATCAATCTGTCGAGCTATACGAGACCGGCAATCATCGAGCAACGCAACAAAGACTACGTTGAGTACGGTGATGACAACAACTACTACCAGTACCTGATAGACAGATACAACGGCAGCCCTACAAACAACGCTATTATAAACGCTGTAAGCGATTTAATATACGGCAAAGGCCTAGACGCTACCGACAGTGCTAAAAAGCCGTCAGAATACGCGCAAATGCGTTCTCTGATCCACCCGGACTGCTTGAAGAAGGTAACAGCCGATCTAAAAATGATGGGACAGTGTGCTTTCCAGGTAATCTACAGTGCGGACCGTAGAGTCGCACAGGTAGAGCATATGCCTATTCAAACGCTCCGTGCGGAGAAGATGAATGACGAAGGAGACATCGAAGCGTACTACTACGCTGCCGATTGGACCAAGGTCACACCACAACACAAGCCGGAACGCATTGCAGCGTTCGGCAAGAGCAACGAAAACCTGGAGATTCTGGTGGTACGTCCGTACAAAGCAGGATTCTACTACTACAGCCCGGTAGACTACCAAGGAGGACTACCTTACGCCGAGCTAGAGGAGGAAGTGGCCAACTACCACCTGAACAACATCAAAAACGGAATGGCACCGTCAATGTTGATCAACTTCAACAATGGCGTCCCTGACGAGGAGGAGCGTAACCTGATTGAGAGACGCATCCTCGACAAATGGTCAGGATCAAGCAATGCCGGTAGAGCGATCATTGCCTTCAACGAGAGCAAGGAGCTTGCAGCGACTATTGATCCGGTGCAACTTTCAGATGCAGCCCAGCAATACGAGTTCCTCTCCGGCGAATCAATGCAGAAGCTGATGGTATCACACCGAGTGACCTCACCAATGCTACTAGGAATTAAGGACAACAGCGGACTAGGTAACAACGCCGAGGAGATCGAAACAGCAACACTGCTGTTCGACAACACGGTTATCCGTCCCTTCCAGGAGCAGATCCTCGATGCAATCGATAAGATCCTCGCAGTAAACGACATCAACCTGGACCTGTACTTCAAAACACTGCAGCCTCTAGAATTTACAGATAGAAGCGCAGCAGCAACAAAAGAAGAAACAGAAAAAGAAACAGGAGAGAAGCTATCTACGTGCCTATCGGAGATGCCTAAAGACTACGACAACTTCGTAGATGAGCTTATCGACCTAGGTGAGGAGATCAACGAAGAGGAATGGGAGCTAGTAGACGAGAGAGAAGTCGACTACGACCAGGAGGAAGTCCTAGACAAGATGATTGGCCTAGCTAGCACCGGGACTGCACGTCCACGTGCAAAGAGCGAGCAAGACGAAGAGAAAGACGGCGTCCAATTCCTAGTAAGATACCAATACGCACCAAAAAAAGCAGGAGCTGACAGCAGAGAATTCTGCAAGAAGATGGTATCAGCAAACAAAGTATACCGGAAAGAAGACATCGTATCTCTAGACAACAAAGTGGTCAATGCAGGGTTCGGCCCTTACGGAGCCGACACCTACAGCATATGGCTATACAAAGGCGGACCAAGATGCCACCACAAATGGTTTAGAAAGACGTATATGAGCCGCAGCGGCGTCAAGCCGGATCCTAGCTCACCAAACGCAAAAACGGTCAGCAGAAGCGAAGCTAGACGTGCAGGATTCGATCCACCAAAGAATCCAAACAAGGTAAGTGTCGCTCCAAACAAAATGAAAAACAAAGGATTCATCAATCCGAAGAGTCCTAAAGACATTCAACCCGGTATCTAATGGCTACAGCACTATTCATAAAAAGAGACGACCTGGTTCGCAATACGTTCCTTTCCGGGAACGTAGATACGGACAAGTTCATCCAATTCATTAAGATCGCCCAGGAGATTCACGTACAGCAATACCTAGGCACGAGACTATACGAGAAGATCTCGAACGACATCATCAACGGAATCCTTGGCGGCAACTACCAAACCCTGGTAGACACCTACATCCAGCCGATGATCATCCACTGGGCAATGACAGAGTACTTACCGTTTGCGGCCTTTACGGCCAGCAACGGAGGTGTGTATAAGCGCCAGGTAGAAAATGGAGAGACAGCAAGCAGAGAGGACCTAGCCTTTCTGATAGAGAAGGAGCGAGACCTAGCAGAGTACTACACTCGGCGGTTTATCGACTATATGAGTTTCAATAACAACTTGTATCCTGAATACAACACGAACTCGAATGACGATGTATATCCGATCAAAGACAGCACATTTAGCGGATGGATATTGTAAAGAAATACAAGACAACACCAAAGGTGAAGAACATCAGGAAGTTGAAAGTGTACCTGAAGAAAACAGAGAATAAGAAATGAGCAACAACATTAATTGGGGAAAGATATATGAGTCTACTGCTTGGGGTAGTGGGGTAACTGATAATAATATCTCTTGGGGTAAGTCATATGCTGATTTAGCAGGAGGTGG